CTACCATCTTTTTATCATTGCCTATTTCTTTTACTTTGTAAGCTGCTGTAGTTTCAGGGTGTAGTATGTACCTTACTAAAGAAGTAAAAACAGACTTACCGTTGGCACCAGTGCCAATTAAAATCATCGCTTTTTGAGTTTGCTTATTGGGTATTTTAAATAAAGCTGCCCCAGTGTATTCCTGAAGGACGTTAATTATTTCTCTATTGCCCATACTAACTTCGTAAAGAAATTCATCGAAGCGAGGACCGCTACAGTCAGGATCAAAAGGAAAAGGATGTTTATAAGTAAAGGCGTATGTTTCTTTAGGATTTCTATCTTCATAAATTTCTTCGTAGGTATAAAATTTAACGTCATTATTTATTAAGTGAAGGACACCGTTAGAAAAAGGTATTAGTCCTGGTGGATTAAAATAGTTTTCATCTAGCTCAGCATTTTCCCTTCGTATATAATCTGTAAACTCATGAGCGTTAGTAGTACTGCAAGGCTTAATCTCTTTAGGTCCAATATATTTTTGAGCAAAGGAAGGAAACGCATTTTCGTCAATCTTTTCCCAAACATATTTTTTAGATACAAAATTATAAAAAGCATGTTTTCCACCAGGAGCAAAGTACACAACATGACCCCTTTCTTTTGTGTAAAAGTTATATAACTTCGTATAGTCTACACCTTTAAATGAATTTGACTTAACGTCATAAAACCTAAACGTCTCAATTTCCTGACGTTTTTTAGGTTTATTACTATTTTTCTCAATGTCTACATCTTTTCCATCAACTTGCACTTTGTATTTTGGTATATCGTACCCTCGTAGGGCCAATGGAGTTTTCACCAAACCAAGATGTGGGCATTTAGCGCAATTACTATAAAGAGTGCAGATATGATTGCATGTTTGAGGAGCAGATTTTAAAGCGTGATCAATTTTTCGGTCAGTTTCGTCATAATCATAGTCTGAGTAAGGTTCAGAGTATTCATGAACTAATTTTCTTCCTTCTGGTACCCTAGATAATAGAGACGTCATGGCAAACCATTCAGGCTCGCTTAACGTCTTAGCGTTCTCTTTAGCGTGTTTTAAAAAACCACACTCTTCCTGTATGGCCGTAACGTCATAGATAAACTCGCTATGCTCCTCGGCTTCAACTTTCTCTTTTTTTGTTCCATGTGGAACACTGTTTAATGGGTTAGGGAATGGCAAAAATTCGCTATTAATTAGATAGCAATTTTTTGTGACGCCTTTTTTAATATTTTTAGTGCCTGGTACACGCAATAATCTAGCGTGAGAAAAAACAACTGGGTCATATTTTCCGGCTATACCTAAAACATCAAGTTGATTGTTTAGCCTATCAATTATCAATTTATACTGCGGCTTAGTCTGCTTAAAATATTCTTTGTCGGTAAAAGGCTTGTCAATTTCAATTAAAAAATGCAAACCGTTGCCTGACCACACGATTCCTATTTTGCTACGATGGATCTGGGGAATATATTCTTTAAGGATATCCACAAAGCCCTCTATATAAAGGTCAGTATGTTTCTCCTCAGCACCATCTAGATCAAATACAATCACTTTTTGACTGACAAGCTCACGGTTATTTTTGCAAATAGCAGTTGTATAAAATAAGTTAAATTGCTCTTTTTCGGGATATCTTTCAAGAAGTTTATGGGCGTTCGCAAAAAGATATTGTACCGAAACACCTTTCTCTGGACATTTGCTCCATATCAAGCTATTAGAACTATCAGATCGACTCTTAAAAATTTGGATGCCTTCGGATTTTTGAGTAGATTGATTTATGGAAGTATTCATTCCAAGTTCTCCTAGGTTATAGTTTTTGGAAGCGATTATAATCTAGGAGAATTTTTTTCAAAAAACAACCTACCTTTTTCGATATCTTTGTGCTACTTAAATTCAACACACGGTTCATATAGATTCAGTTTTCCCCGATAAAGTTTTTCGCTTAGACTTTATCTGAGAAGTTGGGCGTAGGTTAGCTGCTGTTAACGCATCGGTGGCTAACCTACTTTTTTCTTCTTATCCGTAACTAGTTCAATGCTTAAAGCTTTAGATCCGTTAGTCATCTTGCTACATTCTTTTTGAAATTCATCAAAGCGTTCACCAACAATCAGCTTAATTTTGTTTGTGTCCCACTTTAAATGACCACTACGATGCTGAATACGTGCCGATATCTCGGGGTGGTAAAGCACGGTAGTTTCTTTCTTTTCCATAAGCTCTTTAATACCGTCGCGAATTGGTTTAAGTTTAGCTGTTAGTTGGTCAATCTTTTTACCAAGCTCATAAGCTTCTTTTAAAGCGTCAACAATTTCCTGATCTTCTTCTTTGTCTAAAAGCATGTCAGTCTCCTTTGCTATCTAACTTGTTACCTATAAAGGCAGTTAAAGGTATTTTTTTTGCTGGTTTAGTTTCTTCCTTAAATAGTTTTACTTCCTTTTTAGCTTTTGTTTCTTTCTTAGGTTTAGGTTGGGCACTAATCCTGTCCACAACTTCAGTCATTTTTTCGTGGTTACTTTGTAGTACTTTGTTAATTAGTTTTAACTTAGCGTTTTCTGCATAAAGCTCACCTAAATTCTTAATTAAGTCGTCAATTTGTTGTTCAGTAAACATGTTATTGTCCCTCGTTTCTGGTATAAACTTGATTATACCACACTTTTTGTCGCGCTGTAATATCAGTCAGCAAGCCTTTGATATCACGTTTGTCGTAAAAAAATAAATTTAATAAAAAATTAAGTTGGCTCATAATTTTGCCAGCCCGTTTTTAGCAGTCTGAATTACTTCTTCAATTCGGTCCTCTTGCTCTTGGTTTCTAAAACAGGCATTATAGCAAAGTTTTGCTACGGCTTCGTCATCAAAGTATTCGAGGAACGCCTCGCCTACGTCCTTTAGTGAGTAGGCACCGGCTTCAATTTCTTTTATTAGTTCTTCTTTAGTTTCAATTGTCATTTCTTCTTTCCTTTTTTAATTTCTTTTTGCATTTTTTGCATAAATATTTACCTGCCACAACAATTCTAGGTGACTTTATGTTGTAACCGCATTCTATACATCGAACTTCTAAAGACCGAAAAGGCGTACAAGGGTTTTGTTTCATTTTATTCCTCCAGGTATTCTCCGTTTATATCAAATTCATCGGGTAGCCCGATTTCTTCTATAATTTGTTCGTATGCTAATGGGTTTCTATCATAGATTTCAGCTAATACTTCAGCTTCCGTTAAGGGTGGGCAATTTTTACCGAATAGGATCAGGTAGTATTTACTAATTATTGGGTTCATTCATCCCCTTCTTCTTCCTCTTGTTCCTCTTGTAAATCACCAATAGTTTTTAAAAGAGCGTTAATAGTAGGATTGTAAATATCACCAGTAGGGGGGTAAACTTCGTAATCAAGCCCGCATGGGTTGCATGGAACTTGTTTACCTTTTAATAAACATTCAATTCTAACTTTTTTTAATTTTGCTTTTAATCTTTCTAAATCAGTCATTTTATTTCTCCTTTGTTATCGGTTGATAACAGATAAATAGTAATATGTCGCACCTAAAGCCAAATTTTTTTTACTCATATGCACCAGCTAACATCAATAAAAAAAGTGGTGTTAGTGCAATGGGGTGTCCAATAAAAATTATGGGTAGCGTTATAAGTACAATTAGTTTAATCATTATTTAGTCTCCTTGAGGGCCAAATTTAATTCAGTTATAGTTATTTTTAATATATCGCTTGCTTTTCGACCGCCTTCTGAAGTCAAAACGTAATCAACAAACTTGGTTAAGTTAGTGCATTGATCGTCAAAAAAAGTGAAAGTTAACTTTTCTTTTGTTTCAATAAGAATTACATAATTCATTTAGTCCTCCAAAACTTTCTTAAGATTTTTAATCTGGTTTTTATTTTTTTTAATTTGTTGCGCTCTTTTTTCGTTAGTGCTTTTGCGTGTTCGTGGTTTTTGAATTAAATCAGCGAGGTTTTCATTAATAAGTTCAATAATTTCAATCTCATCTTCAATAGCAGCTTTTACGTAATCTCCGTCAGAAGGTCGGTGTGATACATAAGAACCATTAAACTCACCAAAAGACTTCAAGGTATGATGCAATTCAATATCTATTTTAATATTAAGGTCATCTAAAACGTCTCTAACTTTGGACTGATGTTTATTTGTAGAGTTTGAATAATTAGTGTTATTAAAAATAACCAGACCCTTATATCTGACGACAAATAACCACCATGCATAAGAATAAGCCTCTAATTTTGGTTCAATCGTCAAAGATACATTTGATGCTTTGTACTTTTTTAATCGTGTGTAGTATTTCATAATTCCTCCTTATATAATGCTTTTAGCTTTATTATAGCGTAGCGTTACATTAGGGTCAATGCTATGAGTAATTTTTACAAAATAGATGTAAGAAAAATGAGTGTTTTCGTTGCGTTAACGTGTTACTCTTTTGAAAAAAAATGGGTCCAAAGGGTAACACTTTTTTGAGTTTTTGGGTGTTGTGCCAAAGATTTGTGTCTTGCATTGGCATGTATGCTATACTTGCACCGCTTTAGTTGTTACCGTCAAAAACAGTAACTGTTACTATTTGTAACTGTTTTAGGAGCAATGCAAACTTCACGTTTTTGTTGAGGAAATTACTATTTGTTACTCTGTTACTCTTTAATAGTTATAAGTATAAATAAATAGCATATAGGTTTTTTAAAAAAATTAGAAATTTCTAGAATTTCCCAGAAAAGTCTTAAAACAAAGAGTAACAGGTAACAAGGTAACAAATTGCCCTTTTTGCGACAATGTAAGAAAGGCTTTTTAGCTGATATTTATCATAAACAACGTTTGATTCCCCTACTTTTTAACAGTTTCTTTTATAATCTGAATCTTATGGGCGCATAAACATTTATTTATCTTTTTGTTATGTTCAAAAACAACAACTTGATGGCGCTTTAGATTTTGACGGTCAGGCGTAACACTTATATCCACGTAAAACTCTTTATTACATTCACTTAGAATAATGCCATGACCTTTATTGTCGTTAAACCAAAGGACTTTTCCTGTAATCATGTCGCCTCCTTATTAATAATTATTATATAATTATTATAACACAAAGCAGTACTAACGCAACTCAAAATAACCTTAAGATTTACCTTAAGACAACCTTAAGATAAGTCACTGACCTAAGATCCTTAAGCTAATCTTAAGACAAACTAAAGACCGCCCTTAAGTCAGCGGCTTACTTAAATTAGCCTTAAGAAAATCTTTAGGTTGCAATGCTATGTATATAAAAAGACGATGGTGTAAATGAAGATTGTTTAGGGGGTGCACCCCCAAATCATGTAAAGTTTATATTACGTATATGTCCCTCGTCACACCGAGGAGTAAAATCTGAAATACTTTAACGCATAACATTACATATAATAGACAAAATGCAAAAACTAAACTAAATAAGTTGAATGAAGCTAACAAAAAGAAATCAAGATGCAATCCAAGCCAAGACGCCTGCTGAGTATGGCGACCTAACTCAAATCACTAGTCGGTATAGACCCGACATAGGAGATGCAGTTTGCTTGCTGGTCCGACAAGGAATCACGCTAAAAGAAATAGCTCAAAGATTGCCAATCAAAGACGTGACAACTATCTATAGCTGGCGTAGCACCCACCTTGATTTTAGAGAGAAATTAGAACAAGCCAGAAAGGATGCCGCTGATAATTTTATCGATAAGATCCAAGAGATTGCTGACGCTAACAACTTACCTAAAGATGAAGTACCTGGTGCTAGGTTAAGAGTTGATTCCTACAAATGGCTTGCTGAAAAAGCTAACCCACAAAAATACTCGCCTAAAAGTGTTATTGCTGCTGATGAGGATAACCCTTTGCAGATAGTAATTGACACTGGCATTAAACGAGACGAACCAGTTGAAGCCGACTACACTAATATTGATGGCAGCGGTAAGACTATTACTTATACAGAAGAACAACATTCACAAGATAGTGATGATGGACGTTCTTCCTGATGAGGAAGTAGCAGATTACCTATGCTTGTGGGATGGTGCTGAAGAAGAAGATAAAGATAACCTAATCGGCTATTACCTTTACAAGGTGAGTAAGCATGGTCTTATTTATAAAGAAGAAGATTAGTAGAGTGCTTTGTTTTGCTGGCGTACATGTGATGTTTAGATATAAAACGCTATCGGAAACATTTCCTGTTATCCATAAATGTGAATGCGGTAGGAGACACGATATTGACTGTAATACCTGACGATAGAATTAAAAAAATTTCTACCGGATACAATCCTAGACCTTTGCAAAAAATTATTCACTTTAGTATGAAGCGTTTTAATGTGCTGGTTCTGCATAGACGTTTTGGAAAAACTGTGCTCTCAATAAACGAGACAATTGATCGGGCATTACGCTGTTCTTTAAAAAACCCCCAATATGCTTACATAGCACCGACCTACGGTCAGGCCAAAAG